GACCCTCAACAAGATCAACGGAAGTTGAGGCATTGGATAGAGAAATATTTTGGATAAAATATTTTAAAGACTTAGGTTTTAATCTAACCAATACCACTGATGGTGGTGACGCTTCGAATATGAATGAGTATATTAAACATAAGTTATCTTTAATTAAAAAAGAGAGTTATAGAAACGGTTTTATCAACCCTATGAAGGGGAAGAAAAGACCTGATTTATCACTAAGAAATTCAACTAATCATCCAACTAAAGATAAAGAGGTTAGGGATAAAATTTCTAAAACTTTAAAAGAAAAATATTCAACAAAAGAAGTTAAAGATAAATTTAGATTACTTCAAAAAAAACGTAGAGAAGTCATACAAAAAACCTTAAATGGTGATTTTGTAAAAAAATGGGAATCACTTTCCCAAATTGAAAATGAATTAAAATATGATAGATCAACCATTACTAGAGTTTGTAATGGTAAAGGTAGAACAGCTTATGGATATAAATGGGAATATGTTAAAAAGTGATATCGAAATATCGAAAAATCCGATTGCGGCATTAGATGAAGTAGGTCGTGGTTGTTTAGCTGGACCTGTTGTTACTGCCGCTGTTATATTACCTAAAGACTTTGAATCACCAATAGTAAAAGATTCTAAAAAACTGTCCGAGAAAAAAAGAAAAGAAGCTTTTGAATTAATTAAGGAGAAGGCAATTAAATGGACTGTTACTTTCACCTCACCACAAGAAGTAGACGATTTAAACATCCTTCAGGCAACAATGAAGGGTATGCATGAGTGTTTATCTAATCTAGATGGTGAGTTTAATCACATTCTAGTCGATGGTAACTATTTTCTTCCTTATAAAGACATAAAACACGATTGTGTAATAAAGGGTGATAACACCTATTATTCTATTGCTGCAGCTTCTATAGTAGCTAAAGTAATGAGGGATGATTTCATGAAAGAACTTCATTTAACATATCCTGATTATAAATGGGACGGTAATAAAGGTTATGGTTCGGCTGAACACATAGAGAAGATAAAAGAAATCGGAACTACCAAGTGGCACCGTAAATCATTTCTAAAGAATATCCTTCAATCTTAATTTTATTTTTCTTAATATTCTTCTATGGAGTTAGACAAAGAAATATTAGATAGAGTGATAGAACTTTCAGATAAGAAATTTTCTGAATATAAAAGAGAAAAACATCTCTCCAAAGAAGATTTATTGGATTACGTAGAAGAATTCTATGATTACAATAAAGAAGTGGTTCTTTTAAATAACATTTACGAGGTTAAAGATAAAATAAAAGATTCTAATAAGCCTTGGGCTTATCATTATTCATTACATTTAAATTGGGTCGTCTTTTTTAGTATTTTATCTAGGAAACTATTATTAAGTCTACCAAAGAGTCAACGTTCAGAGGTTCGTGAAATTCGTAAAAAAGTTAGAATATTAGAGAAGATATTTAACCATGTAGACGGTATCATCGAAGATGGTGATAAAGTTTATTTAATAGAAACTGATGTTAGTTTTATTAAACCAAACCTAGACAAATGGACGATTTAATCGATTACATACGTTTAATGAGAAAGAAATTAGAGAATAGTCCCTATATTGATGTAATTATGGGGGAGATAACAAATATAGCTTCCGATAATTGGGTTCAAACTGGTGTACCTAATCTAACTAAAGAACAGTTTAATAAGGTAATTTTAAGAGTGATAGCTAAAGGAACTACCTTGAATTAGAACGATAAAGACGGTTATAACCAATACCAGTTCTTTCATGTATCTTTTTATACCATGTTTTACGGTTTTCTTTCGGTATTGAACCAAAGAATATAATGTCAGTAATACCTTTATCAAAACAATACACTCTTATTTTATTATAAAGTCGTATAGTTTCTTCAACATCTTTACAAGTCACCAAATATAATTCTAAACCCTCAATTACTATCTTGTTGTTTAACATTAAGATTTGTTTTGGGTTTTTCTTTTGAGCTTTAGATGTTACAATGTATTCGATTATTTCTTTAGCTGTTAATTTACGGTTAGCACCACTTACACTGAAATTCTCTTCAATGAGATAAGGACCAACATCCATAATAACCCAATCAGGGTCGTTAATGGTTTCCTCTACGAATTTACCTAATTCATTCTTAACAATACGATTTTGATCACCCTCCTCTCTCTTTTTTAGTAAAAGAATTTCGTAATTAACATCTACAAGTTTTTTATCCTTATAGACTTTAGTTTTAGGGAAGAATGCCTCTTGAGATTTTAGTTTTTCAAACCTATAATTAACATCGTATTCTCTACTATATTCGTGGAGAACTTTGACCTTTTTTCTATTTTCAGTCAGTATTATCTGATACACTTTTGAAACTATTTTTCTTACTTAAATTATCTTTAGCCCATAATGGTTGTAAATTACTTAATGCATTTACAATATGTATTGGTGTTTTTGGGTTAAATCTAGAAATTGGTTTTTTATGGTCAATATGCCATTCACCATAATTCTCCCATGACATACCTTCTTTAAATTGACATTCAACCCTTTGTTTTAATTGAAGAGCGGAATATTTTAATAAAGTAACTGTAGTATCAATTTTATTATTTTTTAATCTTATTAAAGAATTTTTTAACACATTTCTCCATGCTGTTAAATGTGGTTTTTTAGAACGACATTTTTTATTGGTTTTTTGAATTTTAGATTTATATTCACTATTGTCTTTATTTCTTTCATACCAAAGTTTATAATATTCTTTTCTTTTTTCTTTATTTTTTAAGTAATTCTCTTTACCCCACTTTTTCTTATACTCCTTAATGTATTGTTGATTATTCTCTCTCCATTTTTTCTGATACTCCCTAATTGAATTAATATTTTTTTCATAATACTCCCTATCAGATTGTTTTTTTAAATCTTTATTTTTCTCTCTATATTTTTTATTATATTCTTTTCTTTCTTCTTTGGTCATAATTGATTAATATTGATACATAGTATATATAAATATATTCCACACAAAATAAAATGAATAAATATTACGATTTGTTAGGGGTTAAACCTGGAGCTACCCAAGAAGAAATTAAAAAAGCATGGAAAAAGAAGGCTTTAGAATGGCATCCTGACCGTAATAAGTCCGCAGAGGCTGAAGTTAAAATCAAAGAAATTAACGAAGCTTATGAGATATTATCGGGTAAGAAACAACCCCAACCAGAACAACCACAAGGAAATCCTTTCCAAAACCCGTTTGGTCATCAAAATTTTAGGATGAAAGCTAGACCATCAAATTTAATTATAGACATATCGGTTGAAGAGGTGTTCAGTGGGGTTAAAAAGAAAATAATCTTCAACGCTGATAGATTATGTGGGACTTGTAATGGAAAAGGTGGTGAGACTACTGCGTGTCAAGCTTGTAAAGGACAAGGTGTTTTTATTTCATTCAACCCAAGATTCGGGGCTCAAACAATTACAATGTGTAGTAATTGTGGCGGTAGTGGACAAATGAGGGTGAAGAATTGTGGTACTTGTCATGGTAGAGGTACTACAGTACAAACAGAATCGGTAGATTTAGACATACCTAAGGGTACGTTAAGTGGTGTTAAATTCATAGTTACTAATGCTGGTAACGATGTTCCTGGGGCTAATAGGGGAGACGTTTTCTTTACAATTAATGTCTTACCACACCCAATATTTGAATTAGATGGACTTAACATCAATAAAAAGGAAGAAATACCTTTTATCGATATGATTTTAGGTAAAGATATTGAAATAGATACTTTGGGTGGTCGATATAAGATAACTGTACCTTCTAATTGTGAAGCTAATAAAGTTGTTAGATTAAAAGGTTTGGGGTTGACTGATGATGAAACGGGTATCGTTGGTGATTTATATGTTAAATTAACACCTAAAATACCTAAAGAAATAAATGATGAAGAAAAGGAAATATTAGAAGGTTTAAGGTCATCAATCAATTTTTCTTGATATTTATAATTGATGAAAAAGAAAGACCTAATTAATGAAGTTATGGGGGTACCGAAATCCATTGATAGATGGGTGGATATATTCTCATATATTGTAACTGGTATGGCAAAAGGAATCACCAACCAAGAAGAAATTGAGGAAAGTGAAATAGATTATGTTGATCCTGAGTCTAAAAAAGAAGTTCATTCTACGGCCTATCGTGGTAAAGCATCTATGGATGGTAAAGAAGTTATGAATTGGACTCTTAAATTGGGTGGATATTCAGATTTAAAAGATTTATTGAATGACCCTAATTTTAAAAGTTTCCCGATGTATCAACCATCAATAGGGGTGACTTTAATATTTTTCCCCGATAGTTTATGGAAAGCTGAACTTGGTGGTAAAGAAATTGCTGACGCTAGTCATGGTTGGGCTCCATCTACCATTAAATTAGCTAAATTGGGTGGGTCTAATATTGTATTCACAGGACAAGAATTCACATTTAAATGTTATTTACCACATTCTTGGTTAGATAACTTAGATACTGATAAATTTAGAACTTTACTTAAACCAGTAATTGCTCATGAAATGACTCATGCTTATGAAATTTACATGAGATATAAGAAAACTGAAGACCCGTTCATGGGACGTGAAACTTTCTTAAATGCTGCAGCTAAAATGATGAAGGACCAAAAATATCCACAATGGAATGATTTTCTTCATATACTTTATCTACACTTATCTTTCGAAATAAATGCAAGAATTACTCAGCTTTATTATGAAATGGAAAAGAAGGGGGTAACAACACAGGAAGAATTTATGAAAGCATTAAAGGAATCTGGTGTGTGGAAAGAAATAAAAATGTTAGAAGATTTTGATGCTGACGAATTTATTAGTAGTTTTAAATACAAAGATGTTGGTCTTTTTGGTATGTTGGAAGATTTAGGTAGACAAATTGGAAGAAAGGCTAGAGGAATGGTACCAATCAAAATGGAGAGAGATCCTAAAGCAGGTATGAAACATCTTATTGACGGTTGGGATTTAACATTACAAGCTTTGAACCAAGAATTAACTAAGAGTGGGATGTATAAAGGTAAATTTATGGATGTAGTACCACCTAAAGCGAAAGAGGATCCAAGAGTTTTCTTTAAATTCTTCGAAAAAAGGTTCCATAAAAAGGCTGAAGGATTTAAAAGAAAGGCTTTAAGAGTAGCTTCTTTAGTTTTAGATGAAAAAAATGAAGAAAAAACTTGACAAGTAATAAAATTTTAGTACCTTTGTATCATATTTATAACAAACACAAAATTAACACAATGAACACAGTAATTAGAATAGAGAGAAGAGAGGAAGCTAATCGAGAGGTTGGATGTCTAACTATTGTCTAATAATTACTGAAAGATAATATAAGAATCCGACCTAAAAGTCGGATTTTTTTTTGCTCCCATCGTCTAGGGGTAAGGACGTAACCCTTTCAAGGTTAAAACACGGGTTCGATTCCCGTTGGGAGTACCTGGGGTCGTTTTTGTACTTTGATGATATTTATTGTTAAAGTACAATTATGGCCAGAAAACAAAAAAAATATCACTACATTTATAAGACCACAAATCTTAAAAATGATAAGTATTACATAGGGATGCACAGTACGGATAACCTTGAAGATGGTTACATGGGTAGCGGGAAAAGATTAAGACGTTCTTTAAATAAACATGGGAAAGAAAATTTTAAGTTCGAAATTTTAGAATTTTTTTCTGATAGAAAATCTTTAATTGAAAGAGAGAAAGAATTAGTTAATGAAGAGTTGTTAAAAGATTCTTTATCAATGAATCTTAAAAAAGGTGGTGAAGGGGGTGTTGTAAATGATATACATAGAAAAAATCTTAAAATTGGTGCTTCAAAATACCAAAAAAATAAATGGTTAATAGATAGTGATTATCGTGACAAAATAAAAAAATTATTATTAGATAATCTTAAAAAAAATCATTTACTTGGTAAAATAAATTACAACACATTCGAAGGTAAAAATCACAGTGAAGAAACAAAAAAAAAGATGAGTGAAGTGAAAAAAGGTATGTATATAGGTGAAAAAAACCCTTCATATGGTACTTGTTGGATTACAAATGGAAAAGAAAATAAAAAAATTAAAAAAGAAGAAATAAATGATTATATTTGTGATGGTTGGTATAAAGGAAGAAGTATTTAGTCAGGTGGCAGAATTGGTAAAGTCGTGGCTAATGAAATACAGTAATTAGAGCGAAGAATAAAAAGAGTTCTTACAGGTTCGAATCCCTCTAGGACTACTTGATTAAAACGATAATTATTACTATAATTAAAAACAATCGGTTCCGTAGCTCAATGGATAGAGCATGGCCCTATAGTTTAACGGATAAAACAAAAGTTTTCTAAACTTTCGATTGGGGTTCGATTCCCTGTGGGGCTACTAATTCTTTATGATGTCTTATTCTATGACAATTAGAACAAAGTAAATCACATTTATCTAATTCAGATAACATCCTTTCCTTAGAGATTAATCGCATTTTACTCCAATCAAAATCTTTATTGGTTGGGTTGGTGTGGTGGAAATCAAATATGACGTATGGGTATTTTGGGTATGAAATATCACAATCATTACATTTAGAACCTTTATATATTATAGCATCTATTTTCTTCTGTATTGAACGTTCAGTACAGTATTTATTAAAACATATTTTACAAGATGATGCGCCTTTTTTTCTGTCTTTTTTTTGGTAAAAATCTTTAATATCTTTTTCTTCTTGACAAGTAGGACAAATTTTAGTATTCATTGTTAGTGGTTTTTAGATAAATATATGGATAGATTTAAAAAATCTATCCGATATAGGTTCGATTCCTATCGGGACTACAAAAAAAAGTAAAAAAAGTTTTAAAGGCGTATTGACAGAAAGACTTTTTATACTTAAGATTAACAAACGTTCTTGAAAATACTGATTCTTAGATACCTGAAGCGGTTGGATTAATTACATCAAATTATACAACTATGATTCAGAAACGTTAGACAAAAACCCAAAAGGCGCACGTCTAACAAAGGTGACTATCGTGGTACTTCACTTTAAACATTGGCCACGGAGTTTGATATAACTCTAAAATTGTCGAGTTGGTAACTACTCTAAAAAGTTTCGAGATTGTAATCTCTAAAATTACACGGTTCGCTACCGTTAGAGAGCAACCATTATTCTGAGACATTCTCAGGTAATCTAAGTAATCTTTAAAATATTTTATTTTTGTGTTTAGTTAATAAGATATTATATTTTTCATCTTTCCATGTTTTGTTATTAACTATACGTCTTAATGTTAATTCTTTAACATTAAAAATTTCAATTAAATCTGATATCTTTTTTCCTTTTAAGTATAAATCTCTTATATCATTTATAACATTATTAGTTAAATTAGTAGCTGGATTATTTTCACCCTCTAATTTATTTTTCATTTTTCTTTTAGTTTCATAACTATGATTTTTACCATAATTAGGATTATTACTACCTAGTTTAATGATACTCATTTTTCTTTTAGTTTCGTCAGAAACTTTATTGCCTAAACAACTACCAGCCTTTGGTAATATATTATAACCGTTATTATATGAATCTAATGTATCAATCCAATATTGTTCTCGTTCGATTAATATTTCTTTTTCACATTCCTCAATAATATCATAAATAAAGTTATCTTTTCCATGTTTATTAAAACTTCTCTGTAATAATATGGAGTGGTGTTTGTTTTGTATTAAACTATCTTTATGAAGTTTCCACCTTTTATCAATGTCAACAGAACTACCAATATAAACTTTATTGTTAATTAAGTTTTTAATTTTATATATTCCAGTTTTTCTTTTCATGATATTTTTTTAGATTTTTCTTTTTTATTGTTTCTTTATTTCGCCAATAATATTCCATTGCCCATTTTTTTTGAGCTTCATATTTATCCTC